TGCCTTAATATGTGCCATGATTATTGTTGTTGCATCTAACTAATATTTAGTTATATTGAGATATTGTTAAGTACGTGTTTTAAAGTAGATATTATTATTCACACCACTTGCGTAGAATAAGGGTAGCGGAGGTTTTGCTGTTTCGTCTAACCCAAGTATAATTGGTGTAATTTTAAAGTCATCTTTTAATGCGCCATACTTGTCGTGATTAAACGCATACACATCGTCGCGGTCAACTGCAAAGTCAAACGACCAAATGTTGTGTGTTCCTACATAGTTAACCCCAAACGCATACTCTGCAACATCAGCAGTTATAACAGACAGATAAGTAAATTCTAATAACTGTGCTCGCAAACTTAGTAACTGATTTATTGTTTCCCAGTTACGCTGTTGATTGCGTTGCTTCTGTAATTCCGCTGATTGTGTTAGTACTTTAGTTTCGGTTATATCTATTAAGGTGTATGCTCGATACCGATATAATGCTTCCATAGCAATATTTATAGTCATAAAAAAAGCCACAAATTATTGTGGCCTTTTTAGTTTACATTTTAATGTTTTATATTAGAATGTGTAGTCTGCAACTGTAGTAGTTGCAACTGCTGCATTACAGATACCTTGTAATGAAGCTGTACCTGAAGTTGCTGTAACTTGTGTACCTGAGATAGCAACACGGAATGCATCTCCTGCTGGTGTACCTAAGATTTCAACAGTACCGATTGTTTCGATAGCACGTACTAGTTTTTCAAAGTCACTATCAACTGCTGAAGGACTTGTGTGTACTCCTGTTAAACCGATTGTGAACATTTGTAATGAACGACCTGTTGTTACTACTGGTAAAGCACCACCGTTAACGCGAGCTGGTGTAGTCATAATATTTCTCCTAATTTTAAGTTTACGCTTTTATGCGCATACTTTTATTTATCATCTGTACAAAATTCTGTATGATAATGTTTGTTTTTAGGCGCGGCGTAATGCGTTAGTTCTGCTGAATTCGAGCCTATCAACTAACTTAATTGCGCCGCCGTCGTGTCCTATTGCAACAAATCCCTCTGGAGCAGTTACTTTATAACCGTCGTTAGTCTTTTGAAATGTGCCAATGCTGTCCACCTGTTGTAGTTTACGCATTAGTGCATGTTTAAGTTCGATAACTCGTTTGTACGTAGCAAGTATGATCAATAGGTTGTTGGCATTGTCTGCTACCCATTGTTCTTTTTCTTTAATCTTAACCAAGCGAGCCTGTGCCGCACGTCCAGCAATGCCACCTGTTAAATCTTCAATGCCTTTCATTAGTTCATCGTTGTAGTAATTAACAAACTTTTGTAAGAACTGCAATGGTTCGCCCACTTGTTCGCCTTGTCTAACCATTTGATTTATGAATGGCTTAATGCTACGTGCAAAGTCTTTATTGTTTAGTATAATGTCAAAGCGAGCTTGCCCGATCTTTTCCATTGTCGCTGTAGTAGCAGCAATTTGTTTTTGTATGCTTGCATTTTCGGTTGGAGTCAAACTTGCAACACCTGTAAAGTCTTTATACGTTGCGTCATCAAACCATACTGCCGATGTTTGATGCAAGCTACCTACGTTTACTCCGTAGTTTGCTGTCATTGTCTCTAGTGACGTGCCTTCGTAGCTAGTGTGGAATATAATGCCAAGACTAGCTTTTGCAATACGTTTACCCAAGTTGCTATTAACTGGTACTGCATACGTAATTGTGTTTGGAGTGAATACATAGCAATCTTCATCATTGATAGATACTGTGCTTACATCGCCTTCTGTAAACATCAAATCACCTTGTATAACACCACCGATGCCAAGTTTTGGGAGATGTTTTAATGCTGAAAGTAATTTAGTAGCAAGCTCTGGTTGTGCGCTGTACCATTTGTCAATGTCTGCTGCATTTTTACAACGTTTTGGCTCACCTTTAGCAAATACTGATTTAGTACCAATAAAAAACTTACTATCACTCGGGTCAATACCACAGATAATTGCAGGAGCGCCATCCCATTTAACTGTAAGCTGTGTAGTTGTGCCAGTGCCTTCTGCTAACATAGCACGTAAACTTTCTACATAGTTTAATGCCGCTTGCGCACCCACATAGCCACTATTAAAGATTAAATCTTCTAAGTGTTCTATATGAATTGATGGTGTTTTTATTCCAGTAGCTTCCACTAATTGCCAACTAGGACTTTTATTTTGTATTTCGTGCAGTTGCATTTGTTCGTTTTCCTATGTTGCCCGATAAATTAGAGGATTAAACTGTTGGTGTTGCTGGTGCGGTACTAGTTTTAGCGGCAAGTGCAGCATATCTAGGATCGGTTGGGCCGATACCACCTATTGTTGGTAATGCAGTTGGTTTAATCGGTTTAGCTACCTTGGCTGCCAGTGGCTTTGGCGCTTCAGCCGGTGCTAATGCACGTGCTGCCATAAAATTAGAAATTTCTTTAGTTATCCACTGTGTCATTACATTAAGTGATGTATTGGCAGGAGCGATGGTTGGTGCAACTCCTGTAAATTTAGTAAACCATTGCACTGCTTGCGCAGGCTGTGACTGAGTACCCGATAATTTAATATTTTGATCAACAGCAACCCATTTTTGTAATGCTCCAGACGCAACTTTTTTAGTTTGTTCTGCCTGTTGTCTTGATGTTTGTGATGCTTGGTATCCTGTTTTTGCCGCAGCGAACGCTTGTTGAAGTTTAGGTATTGCAGCTACTCCTTTACCTATTTTGTTAGCTGCAGTTGCAATTAAGCCAGCTTTAGTAAATTTTCCTTGTGCATTTCGTGCGCCTATTTTGGCACCACCTTTAAGTCCACTAGCAAAATTTTGCCCTAGATTTTTAACTGAATCAACAAAGCCTTCATCTACAGTATTTTCTGTTAATATTTCATTAATCTTCATATATGTTCTCTATTATTATTTTAATAAACCGGCTGATTTAATTACAGCATTTACTTCTGGCGAATCTGTTCCTGTTGTTGCTATTTTATTTTTAGCAAGGGTTCTTAAATATGCTGCATTCTGGGGAGCAACTATTGGTTCACTGGCGGCGTTTGTTGATGCTTGTGGTACTCTGTCCATTGTTGCATCTGTGTCTTTTGGTAGTACTGCATAACTAGATGGTATGCCATGTGGAGCATTATCAATTGTATTCGTTACTGCGCCTATTCCTTTAGCTACTGCGCCAAGTATTCCAGGAGTTGCTTTGCGTTGAGCAACATTCGCGGCGCCGCGTTGGGCCGATGCATTAAATCTATCAACTGTTGCGCCCTTTACTCGTTGCATAATTCCGGGTTTTTTAACTTCAGGGGCGGTAGATTGTGCTATTAAATCGTCAATCTCTGCTTCGACCAATATTTCATTAATCTTCATCTTTTAATTTCCGTATGCCACGTGCAAATTTTGCAGGGTCTTGTCCTTTAATTGCATTAAGCAGTCGTCGTTCTAATTCACCAGCTTGCTCTGCATCGTAGTTTTCACGTATGTGATTAATAAGGTTAATAGCACCGTTAATGATGTTATTAGCTCTGCTTTCAATCAGATTTGCTTTATCCTTGTGCTGTAATAGCTCATCAAGCTCAGTAAGGATACTACGTGTGCGCTTTTGCAAGATCTTGCTCCATTTGTATTATTTATGTGTAATCAAATTTAATTTATTTCTTTAAGTATAGCATAAGATAAGTAAAATTACAATGAATAAATCTTTCTGTGTAATGCCATTCTACGGTGCCGAATATAATCAATCTGGTTTTACAACTCCTTGTTGTTTACTTCCGTCCCATACGAATATAGCACAATTACAAGAAGAAATCCTCGATGATAAGCGACCGGCGGCATGCCAAAAATGTTGGCATCTAGAAGATCAAGGTAATACCAGTGACCGACAATTAAAAAATGCTATGTTCGACTTCTATACTGATAAAGCTATACAGTTCGTTGAAGAAGACTGCCGCAATGGTAAATTTAGTCCGCGGATTATCAAATTATATACGTCAAATTTATGTAATAGTACGTGTGTTACATGCGGCCCAACCGCAAGCACTGCATGGGCAACATTAAAGAAAATCAAGACTTTTAAAATAACAAATCAGAGTATATTAGATTCGGTGGTATTAACTGATGCAACAATGATAACCTTTGTCGGCGGCGAGCCGTTGTATGAGAAAAAGAATTTTGAATTATTGGAAAAATTAATAGAAATCGGTAACACTGCTTGTTTTATATCAATGACCACAAACGGATCGGTTGAATTAACTCCGTATCAACTTAATATTTTAAAACAATTCAATAATGTAAATTTATGCCTGAGTATAGATGGCATCGGGCCAGTATTCGAATACATGCGGTATCCACTAAAATGGTCGACTCTATTAGATAATATAGAAATATACAAAAACTCAAACATAAATTTATCAGTTAGTTACACAATTAGTAATTTAAATATATTATATTATAACGAAACTATTGAATGGTTTGAACAATTGGGATTACCGCACAATCATAACATGGTCGATTATCCATTACATTTTTCTGTTAATGCGTTGCCAGAAGAAACTAAAAAACAATTACCAGTTAGTTTGTTTCGGGCACATGAATCGTCGGATGATTTACAATTTGCAAAATGTTTAAATGAAATTAAGAAACAAGATCAGTTAAAGAGTATTTCGATTGATGATTTCTTACCCGAATTTGTTAATATGATCAATCGAAATACTTAACTATCTCTGAAAAAATTGTGCGCCAATTATTATTTCTAATAGAATCCCATTGGTTAGTAAATTCAATGATAGGATCAATCGGCATCACATTAGTTGGTAATATCGTCGAGACATATTGATTAGTATATTTTTCATGTATTACTTTTCGTAATGCTAGCGGAGTTCGATCTAATCCCCAATCTCCCCAACACGGATGAATATTAATTTCAGTGGCATCGCCCACTCTATTAGTTGCAAGATTTGTATGCACCCATTGTTCTAATCTATCATAGTAAAAAATATTAAATGGATTGAGTGTATGGTTAATTCTAAATAATACATTAACTGGTGCAGTGGCCTTAAGAGTTAATAAATTACGTTCGATATGATTCCATCTCAATGGCCAACGTATGTAGTTAAATTGTTCTTCTATACCATCGATGCTTGCTTCGAAATATACAAGTTTAAATTTACTCCATAGATCAAGCAATGCAGGAGTCGGTAGTATGCTAGCATTGGTTGTGTACCAAATATCAACTTGTTCTGGATAAGGTATTTTTTCTAATACTTGTATATGACTATCTGTTAATAAGGGCTCACCGCCAAAGAATTTAATTCTCCGCAACTTCGATAAATCTACTGTAGCTAAAATAGTATCTAAATATGATTGAGCGTCATAATCCGATTTAATATGAATAACTTTGTTTTTATCTGATTGTTTAGCCCATAGTGAACTATATTCTGGCCCGCAAATAACACATGCGGCATTGCAATTAAAATCAATATTAATATCCAGGGCCACAACAGCATTATCATCGGTATCAGGAATTATATCAAAACTAGATTGTCGAAAACTATTATATCCAGCTTGCTCTTGTTTTTGACAGACTGAGCATCCCGGTATCCATCCGGTTACAGAATCTAATTGCAACTTTCTAGTTTGTTCTAAATTTTCATTAAATGGTGTTTCGCCCCTGTACCAACAACAGGGCTTTACTACTAATTTCTTATTAAGATTAATCGAATAACCATTGGAAAGAAATCTGCAGAAATTATTTGATCCTGCCATTATTAACTGCTATTCTTTAAACTGGCAAGCATACCTTTAAGTTTGCTACTATCCACTGTTGCATTGATTTTTGGATGGTCTATAATTTCACCAGTTTCTTTATTAACTGTTGAGTTTGGCTTAATATTGTTTAATACATTGTTGATATTACGACTTGCACCATTGCCGTCACCTGCCATATCTTCACCAGGGTCAGTAATACGCATTGTTTCAATATTATACTCTAAGTCTACTTTATGTCCTACGCCAGTTGAACTACGTGACTTCATACATTGTAATTGATAACGACCACGTTCTTTCATAGCGCGACTTGTAAAGATACCAAACACGTTATCTGCTGTATTAATCTTACTAATACCACCTGCAATGTGACTATGATCAAACTCAATTTCTTCAACTGCACTACGATTTAACTGTGATGCTGTTACAAGTAATACGTTAAGCTCTTTTGCTAAGTTACGCAATTCTTCTGCAACATACTTGTCTTTAATAAACTGATCATTTGGGTTAACTTTAATCGATACTGGCATTACTAAGTCTAAGTAATCCACCATAACAAAGTCAATCTTAATACCTGTTTGTATCTGCACTTCTTTTAAGTAACTGCGTATGTCGTTTACATTGCTTTGCGCTGGAAAGCCCTTAACACGATATTGTCCAGATTTCTTACCCACCATCTTAACTTTAAGTTCTGTTGTATCAATATCTTTTCTAATGTCTTTTGTACTCATACCA